ATTAAGAACACTTTACGAGGGCTATAACGGGGCTTATGGTTAGCCCTAGCACGTTCGTTATAGTCATGCAATGGTTTCATCAAAGCAGCCATGCCTAAGTTACCAGCTTCAATGTCATTCTTATAACGACGACCCTCAAAAGCTTTCTTACCTACGTCATAACTACTCAAACTAGGCATATCCCAATGGTCACCCATATGAACGATAACGCCTGGCTTCTTCTCTAGAATATACTTACCAATATTTTCCAAATACTTTGTATCAACACCTGGCTTAACTTGTGTGTCAGGGATTACAGCAATCTTCATTTCAATACCTCAAGAATGTTAGGGAAATCTTTCTGCAAAGCAACTAGAACTTGCTCTGCAACTTCACGATGCTCTTTCTGTGTTGCAGGATCAAGACGAACTTGCAAATAATGAATCCAACTACGAAGAGTACCAGTCATGTACATACGGCTCTTAGTCAAGCCTTCTGGCAACACCTTACGTGCTACTTCCTTGGCAATACCGTTCTGCAATGCTTCGTTATACACACGCAATGCAGCTTCCAATACATGATCTTGACCTCGACGCCAGAAGTCTTCCAGCTCACGATCTTCGTTCAATAGACTGTTCTGACGATTCTTATGATCTTGAAGACGTGCTTCAAAGGTCTCGAATTCAGTAGCTACTGCGTATCGTTGACTAAACTCTTGGAAAGCAAAGCTACGATGACGAAGGATTTGACGAGCAATGTCTCGTGTTGTTTCAATCTCTACGCAAGCACTAACCATCTCGAATGGAGACCAATGCTTATTACGTACCAAGTATTGCAACAGCTTAGCTGATGTTTCCTTATTATCTTGATTAGCTGGATTGCTTACACGGGCCATGTATGCTACGAGGTTCTCACCGTCAGGTGTAGCCCAAATTAGTTTTACTTTACTCATTGTTTAGGTGCGAAATATGAATCATTCAAATCGGGACGATTCTTTAAGTTATTAGAAAGAAACATCCAATTACAGCCCACATGATCGATATGAGGGAGATTGCTTTCAGGATCGGTGTATTCCCCTCGCATGATGGCGAATAAGTGGCGCAAGAGAGAAGCAACCAACCTAGAGTTAGAAATTCCACCACGCCAATTGTCAGCTGCATATTTCTTAGCTCCAAATGTTAGGACAGCTGCCAAGCCCTCTAGAGCCTGAGCATCTAGAAGGTTGAGCATAGGCTTGTCCTGGTCATGTTTAGTACCAGTTAAGCGTTCCATAAGACTGTTATACTCCTGTTCACGCTGCAAGAACGAATCCACGGGATTCCATCTCCGTCTTGAATTTATCCATAGCTTTGTTACGATCAAAGCCTCGAATCAGATTGAAGTAGTTCAAGATAAGAGCAGCACCCTTAGGAGAGACTTTACGAGTTTTCTTATCGGAGTGATCTTCAGCCATGTTTGCCATTACACGACCTCGATTTTGAGCACGAAGCTCAGCGTCTTCAACATCATTGAACAGACTAAAACCTTTATATTCGTTTTGCATTTTCTTTACGTTCCTTATTTTCTTGTTTTGTTATGTCTTTGTGACAGGGCTTGCACAAGACTTCTAGGTTATCTCGTTCACAGAATAAACGAGAGATTACATCATCCCAACTGTCAAACCCTGTTGTTGGGATTACAGGGAGTATGTGGTTGACTTCCACTTCTTTTGCAACAAACTCTCCCTTACATTTATTGCAAGTGTAGAACTTAGCCATTCTACCTGACTTTGGATTCTCCTTTTGACCTACGCAGGCTTCAGAGAGCACTGTATACTTAGGTGGCCAACGTTGAGAAGCACTACGTAATGCACTCTTAACGAATGAATTAAAACGTGCTTCTGTCCATTGCCCATTGTTATACGTCTTCGTCATCATCTTCCTTTGGTTCAGGAGATGTGTTAACGTTAGACTCTAACATACTTACATCGAATCCAAATTTCTCCAATAGTTCTACGAATACCTCCTCTGCATTCCAAGATACTGAAGAATAACAATGTGCATTTGGAATAAGCTCCAATATAACAGCATTATCTAAACGTACAATAGCTCCCTCAGCGAATGAGGGACCACATTGATCACATTCATGGTTGTCATACAACCATTCAATTTCTAGCTGTGGTCTGGGAGCGTCCACATCACTGGCTTCTGGCATATTCTCCATGGTATTTTTCTCGTGCATAATCGGCTACTAAAGTGGCAAGTTCTAAATCATCAAAACAGCCAAGTGATTTATATCTACCATTGATAGTCATTCTTACATTATATTTGTTTGTATCAGCCCTAAAGAAAACATTTTTTACACCAGTGTTTGAATCCTGATGGGCTTTTATGTTTAACATATTCAAACGACGTGAAGAGATGCGTAGATTACTATATCTATTATCTTTCCTATTCATATTAATATGATCGACGTCTGATTCAGGATAGATATTATCTACATATAAGAATACTAATCGGTGAGCAGGGTAAGCAACGTTATCAATAGTGATGTAAGTATAACCTGCAACATTGTAACCTGCTATTTCACCTTTCTTTTTAGTACCTGCATTTTTATTACGAATAAAACAACCCGAGTCAGGGTCATACGTTAAATACTCTTTTAATTTCTCTTGTGTTAATGTCATACCAATCTTCATAATTTACATTAGGAGGGTTCCACATAAGAATTTCAGAACCATTGGTTCTTTTAATCATATGTAGTAATCTAGCTTGTTCAAGAAGCTCTTCTTCATATGAATTAGGGAAGAGTTCTCGATACATACCTAATACTTGATTATAGGCATCTTCTCGACATGAGA